AGTTAGAAGCGCTAAAGAACGAAGATAAAACATTCTATGAGATCTACGCGGAAGGTCGATTCGCAACACCCGAAAACTTGATCTTCACGAACTATCACATCGTGAGAGACGCACCAACACAGTTTGATGAAATCAAATACGGTCTTGACTTTGGATTCAACAATCCAACTGTTGTTCTGAAAGTCGGAATCAAAGACCAAAACGTGTGGGTTCTGGACGAACTTTATAAAACAAAGCTAACAAACGCAGAGCTGATTGACTTGCTAAAAGTTTTCGTACACGACCGCAACGCACCAATTTATGCTGACTCTTCAGAACCCGCGAGGATCGAGGAAATCAGACGCGCGGGCTTCAACATTCAACCGGCTCTGAAGGACGTCAAAGCGGGTATTGACTTTCTGAAACGCAGAACGATTTACATAAGCGAACACTGTGTGAACACGCTAAAAGAGATTCGCAATTACAAATGGAAAGAAGACCGAAACGGCAATCCACTCGATGAACCTGTCAAATTCATGGACCACGCTATGGACGCACTGAGATACGCGGTCTATCAGAACCGGCACAACGTGAAACCGTTTGTCGAAAGGGTGATCGTATGAGCGTAGATCTTCGACAGTACGCGAGCGAATACATTTTACCCTCGCTAACATCTTTAGACTCAGTTCCGCTCCGTCTCACGGCGCAAGACGTTGAAAGAATGTTGCGCGATGAGACCATCGGCGCAGGACTGGACATTCTTGCAAACACGATCCTTGGGATGATAGGAGACTACTTCAATCCTTCAGAGGAGCTACAAAACTTTGTTCGGGCTAACTTTGAACAAGCGCGCTATTCGATTCGTCAACAGCTACACAACCTCGTGATCTCTTACCTCGCGTGGGGTATCAGCATAGCTGAGATTCTTTGGACAATCAAACAAGACAAGATCTATTTCGAAGGTCTTGTACCTCTCGATATCACGCGCGTTAGCTTCACAATAGAAAGAGACGAAAACAACAAGCAAATCTTGACAGCGATCAAGTACCAACAGCCTGGTGAAGTCGTCGAAATACCTGTCGAAAAGTGTCTGATCCTCTTCCGCGGTTCTATCCTTGCACCTAAGAGCGTGTTGACGAGAATCTATCCGCGCTTCAAGATGAAGGACATGCTCGTGAAGTATTGGGCGACCGCTATGGAGCGTTTCGCGGCACCCGCAATACTGGGAAAGACTGTTAGTGACACGCAAGCTTTAGCAGACGCGTTGAAGAATCTTTACCGCAATGGCGTGGTCGCAGTGTACAAAGATGATGAAGTTCAACTCCTTGAGAGCTCGCGCAATATCGGCGATGTCTTTCAACAGGCGATCGAATATCTGAACACGCTCATTCTCCGCGGTCTTTTGATCCCACAAGCTGTCGTGAAACAAGACAACGTGGGTTCGTACGCGCTCGCAAAATCTCATCTCGACGTGTTCAGGTCGATCGTTGGGTCTGAGGCAAATTACTTAGCTGAATTGCTGATCGATCAACTTGTTGCGCGGATACTTGACTATAACTTCACAAGCGTCGAAAACTACGGGTTTTTCAAGATTAGAGAAGACAAAGACATTGAGGTGAAACAAGCTATGACGGACATCATCGTGAAACTACTCGAAGTTGGAGTCTTGGATCTCGTCGCGGACGCAGAATTCATTCGCTCTGAATTAGATCTACCGAAGCTGGAGGAATGACCGTGTCGAGCGTCGTTGGCAAACTCATGCTTTCTTCGGAGCGAAAAATATTGTTCAACGTGCAAAGAGTGTTCAAAAAAAGTCTTGACAACTACCTAAACAGTGGTAGGATAGAGGTTGAGAAGGAAACTGAGAATCTTTTTCGACCGCTGCTGTTCGCCTACTCTTTGGGAGTGCTTGTGAGCATCCGCAAAAGACCACGAAAGCTGGCATCGTTCGCAGAAGAAGAGCTGTTTCTATACCTGAAACAGTCTTTGAAAAGCGAATGGATCGTCTTAGCTAAAATTGTCGGCAAATTCTTCGAAAACGCTGACGAAGCTGTGAGCTACATTTTCCACGCGCACAAACCCGCGCTGAAGTTTTTAGAGTCGTACACTGTTAGCTTGTCCCAATACGAGTTGCAAGCTTTAGCCACCGAGGTCACAGACGCGGTTCGTCACACACTGTTGCGAGGTATGAGCGAGGAGGAAGCAACCAAGTACATTCAAGAGCGGTTCAAAGCGTTCGAGAAAAAGCGCGCGAAAGCGATCGCACGTACCGAAACGACTCGCGCTTTCAATGTTGGAGATCTTGCCAACACTGTTCAATACGTCGAAGGGTATCGCTTCACCGCCGTGTTGGATGATAGAACGACGGATATTTGTCAAGAGCGCCATGGAATGTTCATTCCCGCGCATGATGTGGATTTGCTCGCGATGAACACGCCGCCTTTGCACGTGAATTGCCGTTCCTATTTGATCCCTGAATTGCATTACGTTCGCACCCAAGAGATTCTCGACGAGCACAAAATGGCTGTGCTTCCTCCGATCCAAAAGCGCGCTGAAGATGTCGAAATAGTGCGAGAAATTCTGAGGACGGTGAGGTGAAAGAATGGTAGCGAAAGCGAAGATTCTTCCGTTCGGCAAAATCTATGTGTATGGTCAAAAAGAACCTATCGAGTTCACGAAAGAGCTCGCAGAGGAGATAGTGAAAAACTTCAAAAAAGGCTACCCACACTACAAGCCGTTTGTCAACATCGACCACGAGTCGAGCGAAAAATATGGAGACGTGAAAGAGCTGTACATCGAAGAAGATGGCTTGTGGGCAGTCCTTGAACTAAATGAGGAAGGTCAAAAAATGTTAGAGGACCACAAGTACGAGTACGTGAGTCCCGAGATAGACTTCGCGTATGTGGATCGCGAGACAGGCGAAGAAGTTGGCGTCGTGTTGCTCGGCATTGCGCTCACGAATCGTCCCGCGCTTCCTGAGACGAAGCTAACTTTCAAAGACGTTTTCATCGCGATGTTTTCGGGGATGCGTCGGCTCTTCGGCGAGAAAAAGCGTTGGAACGGAATGCTTGTTATCCCTGAGCGTGCGAAGCGTTGGGAATGGGACGAAGCGCGGGATGGGAACAGAATCATCGAGGAGAAAGGATGGAAGGCATACGCGAAGTGCCACCTGTACGTGAACACGCGCGATTTTGAACTCGGAAGCAGTGGAGTTCCTGAAGTGAAGGCGGCTTATAAGTTCCCAGTTTGCAAGCTCGAAGAGGACGGCGAGTTTCATCTGTACTTCCGTGCCGCTGCTACCGCGCTCGCGTACCTACATGGCGCTCGTGGTGTTGAAGTCGACCTAACAGACGCGGAAAAAATGGAAGTTCTCAGAAAGATCAAAGAAATCTACGAGCTATTTGGCGAAGAGTTCGAAGGCTCGGAAGAATACGCACTCTGTGAGGAGATCGCAAAACTGAAAGAAGAAAACGCAAAACTTGCGGACAAGCTCGCGGAATACGAAAAGCAAATCGCGGAATTCAACGAGAAAGAAAAAGAGCGCGAACTGAACGCGTTCAAAGAGGAGCTCATCAAAAAAGGTGTGACTCCCGCGGTTGCCGAGGAGTATGTTAGACTATTCAAAGAAGGTAAGCTTGACAAAGAAAGCATTTTCAAACTCGCTGAGCACACGAAACGCGACTTGGTACGTCAATTTGTGAACCCAGACAACGCTGACATCGTCGATATTGTGGCAAAACAAATGCGCTGGAAATAACCTTAAAGGAGGTTGAGAGGTTATGGCACAAGATTGGAAACTGCTGACAAATTTCATCAAAGTAGCAAAACCCGCACCCTCGTTCCTGACTAAGACTTTCGAGCAAGTGAATCGACCCTTGTCACCCGTCCCGAAAGTGACTCTCCGAAACATGGATGTTACAGTAACAGCCGCGCCACTTCGAGACCTGTACACGCAAGCGGTCAACCAAGAGCAATCATTCGCGTACACAGAGACCGACATCAATCCACCCCAAATCTTCGTGAAAACCTCGATCACCGAACAGCTCTTGCTCTCGCAAATCTCTGACCCGAGTTTGATACTTGCAGACACAGGATCTGTGACAAACAATGTTATGTTCGTCTACGCCGAAGCTGTCTCTCGCTTGAAACGCATGATTCTAAACCGCATCGAACTCATGTGCGCTCAAATTGCAGGAACCGGGCAGATAAATTACAACGACGGCACGTTCTCGTACACAGTTAACTACGCAACACCGGAGTCAATAACCGTGAATCCCGAATCGAACTTACTTTTGTGGCTCAAAGATCTTGTGACCGAACAAAAGAAAGATGGTTTCGCACCCGCGTACATACTCGTGAGCAAGGACGTCGCAACTGTCCTTCTTGACAACAAATACATTGACAAAGCCTTGACGAAATCGAACTACGCAATGGGTACCATATCGCTCAAAACCGAACCGTTCGTGTCGCCTTTGTTCGAGCTTCCCGACCTACCACCCGTTCTCATCTATGATGTCGCGATCGGCTCAGAATCACCATTTGGCAGTGGCAAAGTTGTTCTCCTCGACCCGAATGGTCTGGGAATCGCGTATGGTGCTGTTGCGAACGCTAACTTGAACGCGGACATGAAACCTGTGGTAGGAGACATCTTCGCATTCGAAGCGCAAGCACCCGATGGAAGCTCTATCGACGTTTACGCGATCTCAAGACCATTGCCTTACGTTCTGAATCAGAACGCTTTGAAGATCTATTCAGTCACCTTCCAGACTCCGTAATGAATCATGGGAGGGGTGATCCCCTCCCATTTTGAGGTGATCGCATGATAAGCTGGGAGGACATAGAAAGTTTCATACCGCAAACTTTGAAAGATGCGCTTGTTAGAGACCCGCAAACGCAAGCGCCTGATGATAAAGCGATTCGTGACCTGTTAGACGAAATAAATGCTATCGTTGGAGACAACACAGGTCCAATCACTGAGCTGTTTGCGAAATACTTTGCCTTGCAACGTCTTCACGAGCGTTTCGGCTATCTCGAGCAAGCGAAGTACTATGCAGAGCGCGCGGACCAGTTCCACAGGATGATGAAAAACACCGCGCTGATACAAAATTACAGTCGTCCTGTCGTGCATTCGGACGGTAGAGCTATACCAGATGAGGAGCTGGAAAAATGGTAATTCGCGCGATCTTTGAGGGTGAAACATTGAAAGAAAAAGCTGAAAAACTTAGAGACCTTTCAACGCCGTTGAAGAAGATAGCGATTCATCTTCAAAGTGAGTCGCAAAAAACTTTCGAGCGCAACACAGGACGCGTGACATCGTGGCCTGACTTGAGTGAAAAGACCAAAAAGCGCAAGATAAAAGCGAAAGGAACCGCGTATCCCATTCTTGTCTTTCACGGTCGCTTGAGAGCGAGCATAACGCACGAAGTTAGCGAAAAATCCGCGGAAGTCTACACGGGTGTGCATTATGGACCCTATCACCAATACGGCACGAGTCGAATACCCGCGCGTCCATTCCTCGAAATCGATGAAGAAACAGACGTGCCTTTTGCGATCGAACAAATTTTAGAGTACCTAAGGAGTTGAGATGATGACGGTTGCGATGTTGAGGGCTTTTCAAAAGAGGTTTCAAGAAATCACGAACATACCTCTCGAGTTAGCCGAACCGAACTGGAGCGCGGTTCGCTCTTTCCCGCTCGCTTTCGTGGACCTGACGAACGATAGCTACGAAAAAGCGTTAGCGCAAGCGGGAGTGAGACGAGCGACGCTAAGTATCTTTGTCGTTGACAGAGTGTTAGAGCAAGCTAAGGATGTTGCGGTTCTGGGGCTTGTCGCGAAGAAAGATGCTCTCGAACAGTTTTTCAGAATCGGAGAACGCATCTATGTCGACAATGTTATGTTTCAAGTTAGGGAATTCTCATTCAGTTCGCGCACGCTAAACGAGGAAAATAACTTCGTGATCGTCGGTATCGCTATGCGTCTTGAGATCAATTATTACGTGGAGGTGAATTGAAATGCCATATGTGGACCACCAGCACGTGAACGCTTTTGGAGGTTTGTACACCAGCGCGAGCTTTTCGGATGAGTTTCAAGCGAAGACATATAAAGGTTTGCCACATTACACAGTAGTAGCGGGACGAAAAAAGTTAGCTACGGCTTCGATCGCTGGGATACTTGATTCCACGACAACGATTAGCACGGCTATCACACACTCGGCGATAACGAGCGTCACGGTTGGAGGCGCTGGAAAAGCGGTCGAAGGAGTTTTGACATCTCTAAGTTTGTCAGGTAAGAAAGCGGATGTGATCAACTTTTCCCTTGAGGTCAAAGGGAAAACCGCAACACCACCAAGCTCGACACCAGCGCCGGGTACGCTCGCGATGCTTGAGGATGCAACAATCACAGTTGGTTCAAACCAACTTAGCGTTCTCGAATTTAGTTTGAACGCAAGCTGGGACGTCGAATTCGTCTGGGGTTCGGATGTGTACCCAACCGTGGCAGACACGATTTTCAAATCATTCGATGGCACTTTGTCTGTCAGATTGAACGCGGCTCCGAACCTTTCAGATACCTTGTCAGAAGTGTCTTTCTCGATCGAGGTCTCACTTGGCACGAATAAAACTTTGTCAATCACAGGTAAAGCATATGAGACCACGCAAACAGCCGAAGACACGCCAGACGACCTCTACAAAACAACGAGAGAATTCACGATTTCCGAATTGTCAATCCAAACCGTGACGCAGTGAAGGTGATGGCATGCAGACGGTGACGATAGAAATTCCCTTCGTGCAAGCAGGCAAGATTCACACGCTCGTGGTGAAGTTGAGAGCTCTCAAAACGGGAGAGTTCATCGAATTCGCGACGCGACATCCTATCGCGTTTGGTTGGCTCTCTGGCTTAGGGTCTAACTTGATTCAAAAAACGCTCAAAGACGGCAAAGAGGTTGTGGACGAAAGCGAAGTAGAAGCGGTCTTTGAGCTTGTCAAATCCACGATCGTCGAGCTCACAATCGATTCAGAGCCACAGGATCTAAGTAAGTTCGACACGCTCCCCAGCGTCGTTCAAGTTGCCATTATCGCGCAATTCAAGTTGTTTAACTTTGTTGCGCAAGGCGATATTGATTTTTTCGAAGAAATCCTGTCTTATTCCGTTCAATCGCTAACCTCGTCAGAACCTCCAACTACTTGAACGCGGAAAGCGATCTAAAAACAGTCTTGCTCCTCCTCACGTTAGGAGGCGAAATGGATGGCAGATGACAAAGTTAGGATCCTTATAGAAGCTGAAGATAAAGCGTCCTCGGCTCTCAAAGAGGTCGCGACAAACGCGGAAAAAACAGCGGATGCCGTGAATGCCGCAGGGCAGAAAAGTGCGCGCGGGCTCGGCTGGGACGAGCTAAAAAGCGACTTGAACAAAGTTTCAAACACCTTTCTTGGTTTAGGAGCCGCGGCGACAGGAATCGCGGGCGTTGTGACCGCTGTGGGGCTCGACTTGAACAAAGCGATCGCGCAAGCTGGCACGGTCGCGGGCTTCACGGCTGACAAATTCAAAGAGCTCGAGACGGTTGCGCGCGACATCAGCAAGACTTTGCCAGTTAGTGCGACGGAAGTGGCACAAGGTATGGCAGTTCTCGCTTCGGAAGGCGTCAAAGGCGTCGACGTGATCAAGATGATCCCGTCGATCGCTGAGCTCGCGGCAGGAACAATGAAAAATGTGGGAGACGTCGCAAACTATGTTTCAAACACCATGTCGCGCTTCGGGCTCGGTGTCGAGGAAACTCAAAGGGTCGTGGACGTCTTCGCGTATGTTTCGAATGAACTTGGCGTGAACATAGACAAGCTCGGCGCGGGTCTTTTGAGTGTTGGCACCATGGCGAAGGAAGCGGGCTTGAGCTTTGAAGAAACAGCGGCGGCGTTAGCCTTGTTGAACCAAGCGGGAATTGAATCTTCGCAAGCGGCGGCGAGTTTGCGCATGATTATCGGTGGTCTCATCACACCGTCAGAAGCGGCGGCGGAAAGAATCCAAGCGCTCGGCTTGTCGTTGGAACAGTTGGACCCGTCAAAATACTCTTTAGATGAGATTGTTTCCACGCTCGCACAAGCGAACGTGTCGCTCCAAGATCTCGCTTACATCGTTGGAGACCGTGCGGCAGCGGCTTTGAAGGTGCTCGTGGACAATGCGGCGCGTGTAGGAGAACTCACGACGAATCTTCAAAACGCATCTGGAGAAGCGAAAAAACTTGCAGACGAGATGGCAAAGACTCCATATGCTCAGTACCAAATGGCGCTCAATTCCTTGAAAGAGATGGCATATTCGATCTTCCCAGCTGTGTTTGAAGCGCTTAAGACTGTTCTAAAACCACTTCAAGAGCTTGTGAACTGGTTTAACTCGCTCCCTGAAGGTGTACAAAATGCGATAGGGAAGTTGGTTGTTTTCGGTGGTGTGGGTTTGACCGCGGCGGGAGCAATCGGAAAGCTCATTGTCGGTATGAGTGACACGATAGAGATTTTCAAAAAATTCATTGCGCTCGATGTCCCCGTGATATTGTCCAAGATCGCTTCAGGTTTTTCGGCGCTTCCTGATCTTGCCGTGAAAGCGGCGCACGCAATCCAAACGGCTTTTGCGGCGGCTGGAGCCACGATCGCAACCGTTGCGGGTGTCGTGGGTCTTTTGATCTATGATCTCTACAAAGCGATCGAGCTTGTCAAAATACTGATGGATCTCTTCAAAATAAAGAAAGAAACAAAGCGTATAGAGGCTGAGACAGAAATAACAGAAGTAGCCAACGAGGTGTTGCGCTATTTGGCTCAGACGGCACCCGAAGAGATCAACAGACTCAAGCAGATGGCTGAAGAGCTCGTCGCGTACGGTAGAGCGAGAACCATTCCGCAAGCTATCACGCAGATAACCGCGGCGGGCGCGGGAGCTTTGGCGGTTCCTCGAGAAATTCGCGAACGCGCGGAACGAGTCGTGAGAGAATACAAAATCCGTATCGACATCTCCGATTTCGATGCGGAATGGCGAAGAGCTGGCGAAAATTTGAAACGCTCGATCCTAACAGAAATTTTTGAAGGGGCGACCATGAGGCAGTACGAGTATGAAATGAAGATAGAATCGGCTGAGTTTCTTGGCAGGATCACAACGACCGAGGATCTGGAAGTCGGTTCCTCGGTCTCGCTCACGCTTGGCAGTGTCACGATGCAGGGAAAGATAATTCGAAAAAGATCCACGTGGTTCGGCTTGAAAGGTTCTGTGAAAGCCTTTCAAAACACATACGACTTTGTCTACACTAACCCTGTTTTCGAGGAAAAGTTCTTCGTCTTTGCTCCTTTTGAAAGCCTTCAATCACTCGCAAATGAGTGTCCTATAAGCATTCAAAACGTGCCGACGATCGAGGAACCTTTTGTCGTGAACTTTTCAGGCTCAGTCCGTGACTTCATCCAATACATTGCGGAGCTTGCTGGCAAAAGCTGGCACATGGTTGACGCGAACACAGTTAGCTTGTTTGACTTGGAGCATTATTCGCTTGCTGTTCCTGATTCGGCTCTCTTCGCAGAGTTAGAAACAGGATCTTTTAGCTACGAGCTTTTTAACGGTTACAAGTACAAGTACACTTACAAAGCTTCAGTCCTCACAGATCATGAGATTTACCTAACAGACCGCGATCGCTTGCGCGTTATTCTCAGCAGACCTTTCGAGCTCGACGAATATCCAGGCGAGTATGTTTCTGTCTATCTTGAGTATGCCGAATATCTCCCGTACAGCGATGTGGAAGAAGTTTACAGTGTTTCATCCTATTTGTCTGGCTTTGTTAGAGGCATAACAGAGGACACCACGCCAGGACGCAAGGA